ACCTTTTATTAAGGTTTTAGCAACTGGACCCATTACAGGTATAGCCGCACCAAGCACATCACCTGCTGCAATAAGTCCTATCTTAGCTATACTAGGATCTTCTTCACCTAACTCTTCAGCTATGTCAACTGCAGAACCTACAGGTGTCATACCCACTGCTACATCAGCAGCTTTAACACTAACAGGTTTTTTCTTTCGATAGTCACCTGTCAAGGGAGAGGTAAGCATATCTAGAAAACTTTTTTGTTTATCGTCCAATAAACCGCCTTCATCAAACTTTAATCTGTCGCTACGATCTCTTGCTGCAGCCTCTGCTTTTGTTCTACTATCATGTGTACTTGTTGGTTTAATTACTTCAGCTTCTAACATTAACTTTAAAGTATCTTGATCATACTCACGACCTTTATGTATACTAGGCACATTTATCCACTTACCTTTATACTTAAAAGTTCTAGAAATCTCAGAAACGTTTTTACCCTCTGGTGTTTCGTAAACATCCTTACCTGCTTGGGTTTTCTTTCCTGTTTTTTTACCGACTTTATCAGACACTGTTTACTGTCTCCCTCAGTAGCTTTAGCTTTCTTAGTACGTCTATCGCACCCTGTTGTCTGTGCATAACATGCGGTTCATTGGCTGTTTCCAACGCACGTTGTCTTATGTTTATTAATTCATCTATGTGTTGTTGAAACTGCTCGTAACACTCTTTGTCATTAACCAACTGCTTGAGGTGCATTACCTGTAAATCCTTGCTCTTCTGGTAGTGGTGCTGTGCCTACTCCTACCTGTGATCCTCCACCTCCTGAAGTATCAGCTACACCCTGTACACCCTGACCCTCTGGACCTGCTGGCGTTGGTGCTGGTGCTTGAAATGCTTTTAATATCTCTGCTTGTATAGCTGCGTCCTGCATAGAGTTAGTAACTTTATCTGGATCAAGATCCATGCTCTTAGCAATCTCACGTATAATATAATCCATCTTAGCAAAAGGTGCAAGTACTGGATTCTGTGCAACCTGTAAGAACTGCATCAATCGTTGGCTACGTACTTCATTAGCCATCAAGCTTTCTGTACCAGATGCCTGTACTTCCAAGTCTCCACGAATATCTTCATCAAAGTCAAACTGCATGTTGAATGCAAAGAATGCTTTACCTAAAGGACGTATAAGATAATCATCAACGTTTTTAACAACAGTACGGATACTACCGTTAGCAGCAGACATAAGCATAGAGATTCCAGAAGCAGTACGACCCACTCCTTGAACTCCTGTTTGACCATGTGCAAAAGATGGGAATCCAGTAGACTCATCAGCTAGTACCCTCGCTTTATCAAATAGTTGCATATTCTCTTGTGCTACGTTTGGAAACTTAGTACCAAAGATACCTTGTCCTGGAGCGCCACCCTGTCTTCTGAAAATCTTTCCGGGATAAACAGACATGTCTTGTCCGGGAACTAGATTAGTCTCATCTACCTCTATAATAAGATTACCTGACAGTGCAGCATTATCAATAGCCATACGCATAAAGCCATTCATCAATGTCTGTGTATCATCCATGTTCTCAGCAATACCAACGCCAAAGAAAGAATATGGGTTATGCTCGTATGGTACAGCGTAGTATGGAATACGTGTAGGCTTGAATGGGTTTAGTACAAATCTTAGTATCTCACCATTAGCTACCCATATATTACAATTAACTTCATCTAAGTCTTTTAGTTCACTGGGAATATTTACACCGTGTTCTTTTAGTATTTCTACATCTACATAGCCCCAAAACTCTAGTACTTCCCAACGCTCAGAGTTTGGCTGAGTGTCATCGTCTTCCATAGTCATTTCCCAGTACTTCTGGTTGTAGTCTGGTCCTGCTTCTATAGCTTTCTGTACGGAATCTTCCATAAAGTATGGGCGACTTTTTAATGCTCTTAGTTGTGTTCTTGACATCTTATGTCTTTCAACAACGTATTCTGCATCCTGCATAGAGTGTGCTTCTGGGTCAGGATAGAAATCCCAAATACTTACATGACTACACTCTGGTACAGTCTTAACAATAGGATCATATTCACCATCATCACCCCAGTTAGGATATTCTTTATCTACAGCAAATGGACCTTTCATAACACCTGTACCTAGAAGTGCCATCTCAAATGCCATACTTCTTAGATGTGTACTAGCTCCGCTTTCTTGTAGCTGGTCATGTATTTTCTTTTCCATCTTTTTAGCTGCAATCGTAGCAGGATGAAAAGTAACTGTGGTTCCTGTAGTACCATCACCTTCTACTATCTTTTCAGATACAGATGATAGTTTATCTTCTAGTGGACCTAATCGTGCTTGTAAATCTTTTAACGTTTCTCCCGGTCTTAGTTCTGTAACACCATCAAGTAAATATGGAGAAGCAGCTTCATCTCTTGTTATACCTGATAGTGATTCTCCTGCTTGCTCTGCATTTGGATCTACATTTATATGTACAGATTCGGCTACACCATCTGGTAGTATAGAAGGATTTACTGTTAGTGGGAAGTTGTTATTACCAAACAAGACATCTACTATTTGTCCATAGGCAGCTAGTGTTTTAGTTTTTGTAACTTTAACAAACACACGAGACTTTTCTGAGTCTGTGAACTTTACATCAGACCCATACAACCCACGATAGTTACGATAAGCTCTTAACCATCTACTTTCATCAGCGTACCTAGCGTCTTCTGCTCTTTTGTATCTATCTTTTATAAATGAAACTACACTAGACTTTTCTTCAAAAATACTGTCTAGGCTGTCTTCTGCAGCTACAACATCATCTGTCTCAAACATTTCTTCAGCCATTAGCTGTTGTCCTTTCTTCTCCAAGGTCCGTTATTAAAAGCCGCTTGCTCTTGGCAATTAGGACAAGTGGTCCACATATTAGTATTGTAAGTTATCTCGCACTTAGGGCAAGACTCTACTACTTCAGTATCCGAATGTTGAATCACTGGCTTGAAATCCTGTTCGTTGTTTAGCAGGGTTGTAATCCCATATGTTACTTCTTGGTCTTGTCATTATACCATAACGTAATGCATCATACAAGTGATCTTCTGCTTTTGTGTCTACGTCTTCTGGATTCTTTTTGTCCAGTGGTATACCCGGTAATTGTGCTATTGTATTAGTACAGTTATCCATAAATGCTAACATAGGTTTTTCAGTAAACTCATCTACCTTTAATCGCCTATGTATTTCGTTTTTTCCAGCGATACGTGAGCCTCGTGAACGATCAGAAGGACGCCAACGGCAACCCTTCATATTCATTTGTTCAGCTAGTGATGGCCCAGTATCGCCACGGTTGTGCCACAAAGAACTATCAAGCACACCATATCTCATTCCACCGTCTTTTGCTTCTGCTTCTAATATCATATCAGCTAGATCAGAAGCTGTTACTTTAGATACATACATCTCTCTGTATACTATAAGCTGTTCATCAGGAGCCACAGTAAACCAAAGAACCCCAGTGTAAGAACCATACCCATAATCACACGCTCTAAAACGTACCCACGAGTTAGGAATCTCAAAGTGTTCGATAACGTGGGTAGTTCTGTCGAACTCAGGAAATGCTGCTCCCTCGTTGATATCCCAGTTTCCTTCGAGGAGTTGCTTCCTCTGATGCTCTGGTAGTGATAGGAGCATGGCCTCATAGTCACCCTCTTCGGCAAGGTATGGGTTATCGAAGAGAGATGCAGGAATAAACCTACGCTTGAATAGAGGCTGACCTTCCTTGCTGTGTCCTTTAGGGAATGTAATTGTTTTACTTGATTCAATGTCTGTGGCCCAAAAGTCTTTACCTGCAGGTGCAGGATCTATAAACATCTTCTTCACCCAAGCATGTCCTGCACCACCGGGGTTTGTTGTAGCTCTCATGTACAGACCTAGTTCTCTACCATATGCGCTACGAAGACGTGATCTCATATAATCCCAAGCGTAAGGTGTAGGCCATTGAGTAAGTTCGTCAAATCCAATCCAGTTAAAAGCTTGTCCTTGGTAACGTGTGACATCGGTATCCTTATCCAGATAAGACATCCATAATCGTCCACCTTTAGGAGATATCCACTGTGACTTACGTTCTGACCATTTGATTCCTGGTACTGCACGTGGGTATAACTCCTGTGACTTCTGTATTAGTTCCCTTAGTTCTTCAGTTGTGTGTCGTACAAGGAGTCCAGAGAAGTGTGGATTGTTTAGGCCGTGTAATGGATCTGCCAACATAGCATACGATTTACCACCACCTGCTGCCCCACCATATAGGACTTCTCTTTCCGAAGAACTCAAGAAGGATGTCTGTGGCCCTGCATTGGGTCTGAATACGACTTCTTGCGCTTCTTCAACGTCATAGTCAGTTGCTACTACCTGCGCTGGGATAGGATCTTGCTGGGGGGCTTCTATCTCCGCTGGCTTCTGAGTATGCACCGACTCCTTGTGTTTCGAGTTTTTCGATTTCCGCAAGCGTTTCTTCGAGCCACCTGGCAAGCTTACGTTTAGTGATAGATGCTTTTCTACGTCTTTGCTCAACTTCTATTCTCTTCTTTAGACCCATGTGTGATATGTAGCGGTCTGCTTCTTTACTCAACCATTGTGCTACTGCTCTGTAACTATACTGCTTGAGGTGTCGTTTTGCAAGCTCTAAAGCTTCTAACTCATGTTCTATAGGTACAAGTACTTTATCGTTGTCGGGATCTAGTTCATAACCAAAAGGTATCTTCTTAGTAATCCTGACAATCTTGTGCCATTGTTTGTTGTGTGTCTTAGGCGGTTTGGGTAATTGCCAAAAGCCTAACTCTCTTTGTGGTATTATTCGTTTGTACCTTCTTTTGGTGGTAGGTAGAAGATGCCACCACCGCTAGTAACATCTACTTTATCTACCTTACCAAGTCCTGCTCTATCAAGCAAGTCTTTTGCTGCTACCATCTTTTCTTTGATGCCTAGCTCTGTAGGATCGTATAACGCACCAACCATAGCCATAGCAGCTTTAGGTGCAGTACGTGCAAAAAATGTACGAGTCTTCTCACCAATCTCATCTTTTAAAGATTCAACAATCGCTGCAGTGTTACTGTTATCACCGTAACCTGCCAGTTTTTTAGCAGCGATAACATCACCATTAGCTTCGTCAAATAATACATCTAAGAATCTTTGTTGTTTATCTGTTAGATTCCTCGCCATATATAGCATTCCTTATTTGTGATCTACCAATTCCTAGATCGTTTAGTTGTCTATCATCCAACATGTGTAGCATTCTAAACTCTGCACGTTTTTGTTGTCTGATTACGTGGTTATTCCACATTTTTCTTAGTAAGTTTTTCATAGCACTATCTCCTTTGTTTATGTGCGGAGATAGTTATACCTAAAAGTAAGTCAGGTAGTAGTACCTATTATTGCATATCCGTTATGTCGGTTGGAAATGTTCCTCACCTGATAGTATTACATGAAAGTCAGAACTGCTCTCTTCAAAGCCTATAATCTTATCACCTGGAGATAGTGCAAGATATGAACCACCATCTACAACTTCTTCAATGCCATTACCTGCTACGCTGTGTGCATCAATTATAAAGTGATACGTAGTAGTAGCTGCTTCATACCACTGTAAGCTATACTTCTTTGTACTAGCTGATCCACTGGATACATGCATAAAAGTAATTAAACTGACAAAGTTATTAGGACAAGTGTATATAACATCACCACTTGCCCCACCTGATGTAGCAGATAAGTCTTTAGCTTTTGTAAAATATTTAGCAGTATCTGAATACGCCATTTATTTCTTGATGCCTTTCATAGGTCTAGCAGCAGGAGCTAGAAAGCCACCTCTTGACATCTTCTTCATAGTAGTACCGCCTTTAGCCATGCCCTTCTTCTTCATAGACATACCACCGCCATACATCTTACCGACACCATCAGCAGCATAGAATGGAACTTTCTTTCCACCCTTATTAACCATTTTAAGTTTGGTTCCAGCACCACCTTTAGAGTAACCTTTTTTCTTCATGCCACCTTTAGCGTAACCTTTTTTCTTCATCATTTGTCTTCTTCCCTTCTGATAAACTCTACTGTATCACCACTATATAGATTGTTAAAAACTCGTTGCGTATCCCATACATAGTCTACGTTTTCTTTAGAGTTAAATATATGTTGATTCGGTCTAAAGTCTGGCGCACCTTGTCCAGTTTCAAACCAAGCTGGGTGAGTTACTCTCACTCTGTTATTGGGCAACGCAACCATGTTACCAGTATATTCTCCTGCATCTAGTAGTTCTAATACATGAGACTGTTTATGCTGCGCTGGGTCATCAGCGACTTCGTTATCTGTATAGTCTACCGTAAAGTAATACTTTGCTGGGTAGAACTCGCCATCTACTTTAGCTATCCACGGAGCAGGACTTGCTCGTTCTAGCCTGTATACGGAATGTGTATGTGACATACAATCCCAAGGCTGTGCTAAATATGGTGGTAACTCATTAGGCCATTGCTCCAACGGTGTATCAGCTACTAGTGCGGTCAGTGGCATTCTAGCCCACATAGCACCACCATGTACGTTTTCAGAATCATCAAAGTCGGATTCACATCCTGTGAAGATAACTTGAAAGCTTAATGTTCTGTTAGGCATTGTAGTAACGCCAATAACCATAGCGTGTAGAAAGTCGCCATGATATTCTTCTAAGTTCTTAGTATATTCTCTACGTACCCATGCTTTGAAGTACGGTATACTGCTTGTGAGGAATGGCATATATTAACCTTTTCATTTTTTTCTTTTCCTCCCCGATGCAGTTACAGACCACTTAACTTTCTTTGGTCCTGTCTTCTTTGCAGCTTCTGCTTTACTAATTCTACCTGCTACCTTTGCAGGTCTACAAGCTGGGTATGGTCTGCTACTGTCTTTGACACTAGAACGTCCACATTCCTTGCCTGTCTTTACGTCACGCCAGTCTTCCTTAAACCACTGAGTAAGTCCACCTTCACCGTAAGATCTACGACTTTGTAGTACGTGCTTTGACTTTTGCAACTTCGCCTCCCTTACTGTACGTGCCTCCACGCTTTTTATATGTCTTAACTAACCATGCACTCCCATATGCGCTGGGCCACTTAAACTTTTTCTTAGCTTCTGACTTTACTCTAGAGTACAAAGCTGGGTTCTTAGGTTTGCTTGCCATTATGTTCTCTTAGATTTTGTACCAGCGCACTTCCACTTCTTACGAGATAGACGTAGTGGGCTGTTAGGATTCTTTGCTGCCTTTGGGTGTTTCTTCATTTGTCCTGCGCTTCTTGCACAATACGAATCACCTTTGGCTGTACCTGCACGTATACGTTTGCCACCGTCCTTGGCTTTACCAGCCTGACCGTAGCTTACCTTTATCTTACGCCCTGTCTTAGGGTTAGTCGTTGTCTTGGCAAACATCTTGCCTTTTGCTGGTTTAGCCATCGCAGTCACATCGTTTACCACATATAAGATTACGTAGTTTTCTAAAGGGGGTTTTCAACCATGCTATCATACGCTTTCCAAATGTCGTCAATCTCTGTTTGAATAACATCTAACTTATCTCCTATAGTATCCGTTATTGTGGTA